CAGTTATTCCCGTTTCAGCGTGTAGAAGGCGCACAGGTACAGCGTGGCACAGTTGGCACTCATGCCTGCTGCGTGTTCATGGAGTCCACTGCGTTCATTGGTGGCGGCCGGAACGAAGCCCCTTCTGTCTGGCTCATTACTGGGAGCAATGCAGAACGTATTGCAACTAGGGAGATTGACCAACTGCTTACCGAATTTACAGAGGAAGAGTTGTCCAACGTGCTTGTCGAGGCTCGCGTGGACAAAGGCTACAGGCACCTGTTCATCCATCTGCCCAACCAGACACTCGTGTTTGACGCAGCAGCGACTACTGGAGCCGGCGCCCCGGTCTGGTTCACGTTGGCTACCAGCCTTGTTGGGAACAGCCAGTATCGTGCGAAGAACCTCGTTTGGGTGTATAACCGCTGGAATGTGGGTGATCCGGCAAGCACTGCGTTTGGTCACTTGTCTGACTCGCTCTCATCTCACTGGGGTGTCCTGAATGGCTGGGAGTTTGCAACCATCATTCTGTACAACGAGAGCAGGGGGCTATTGTTCCACGAACTTGAGCTTGTCGCGCTCACCGGCAACTCGATCTTTGGCACTGATCCAAGCATCTGGACCTCGTACACCGAAGACGGCTTGACCTGGAGTCAGGAGCGAGTCTGCAAGGCCGGCATGACTGGCGCGCGTGGCAAGAGACTGTCTTGGCTGCAGCAGGGCCGTATGCGCCAGTGGAGAGCGCAGAAGTTTCGGGGCACAAGTGACGCTCAGCTGACTGTGGCCCGACTTGAGGCCAGAGTCGAACCTCTGGCTGTTTAGCATGGACGGACCATACAAGATCACGCGGAACGAGCTGGCTCAGTTCCTTCCGTCGCAGCGTGCGATTCGGGCTTTTGAGCAATTGTTTGACCTGATCCCGTCTGGACTGGACTCAAACACGACGCTAATCGAGGAAGCCTCGATAAACGCACAGAATGCCGATTCTAAGGCCGTTCAAGCACTGTCCGCTATAGACAGGTTGGCAAACGCAGTCGAACTGCTGGCACTGGCCCCTCGAAGTGTAGAAGTCAGCAGCGTTTCTGATATTGCCCCGCCAGTTGTGCAGGTGACTGCGCAGCCGGACATCATGCCGCCTGTCATCAACGAGGTGCGCAGAAAACGCTATGGTGCGTTTCACAGCACAGTCACTCAGACTGCTGCTGTCATCAATACAGCTTATCCGATGACTTTTGATGTCACGGACCTGTCTTTTGGTGTATACACCGGGACACCAAACAGCCGGATCTACATTGATACAGAAGGCATCTACAACTTTCAGTTCTCTGCTCAGCTTGATAAAATATCAGGTGGAGTTGGATTCTTCTTTATTTGGGTTAGGGTGAATGGAATTGACATTCCAGACTCTGCAACGCAGATTCGTATTCAAGGCAACAATGCAGAAACAGTTGCCGCGTGGAATTTCGTGTTGCAACTCAACGCCGGAGACTACTTCGAGTTGACTTGGAGCACAGATGACACCTCTTGCCAGATATTGGCCTCGGCAGCCAGCGCACCGGTTCCTGCCATCCCTTCAGTGATTCTTACGGTCACAGACAACATTTCCTAACTATGGCTGTCACAGTCAAAAACATCGTCCCGCCTAAGCAGCTTGAGAACACTCAGACTGCGCAGTACACCGCTGTCAACTGCAAGACAATCATCGACAAGGCGACTGTGACGAATACGAACACAGCCAACGTGACGTTGAGCGTCAATCTGATCGTGTCTGGTGGCTCTGCCGGCAACTCGAACTTAGTGGTCAAGACTCGCTCGATTGTGCCCGGCGAGACTTACCTGTGTCCTGAGTTGGTTGGTCAGGTCCTTGAGGCCGGTGGGTTCATCTCGACACTGGCTGGGACTGCTTCTGCGCTGACGTTTACGGCCTCCGGGAGGGAGATCACCTAGTGGATGAGCGCCTGACATCACTGAGGCAGAATCTGGAAGAACACTTCCAGTTGCCTGCTTCTGCCATTGAGTGGCTATTGATGATGTTTCAGGTGACCCAGGTCTTTGACGATGTCGCAGATGGTGACGAAGTCTCTCGGGAGGAGTTAAACAAGTGCATCTGGAACACGCTTGTTGCGATGCCGCTGAATCCCTTCTTTGCTGCAAACTCTACAACACTGCTTCCAGTAGTGGCTCTTAGTATCCTTAAGTGGCAGGGAAGTGATGCTGTTGAGCGTGCAGGACAGGCTAACGAGATGTCATTTGCTTGGAGAGCGGCTTTCTATGACCTTTGCATGATCGCAGTTCAGGCATGTCATGGAGTCAAAAGGGCAACTGAGCTTTCTGGCGATGTACTGAAGTTATACGGAGAGGATTTTGAATCGTATCGAAAGGAGTTTGTATGGCAGATCCAGTAACTGGAATCATAGGCGGCAGTGCACTATTGGGCGCAGGGACATCACTGTACTCAGGACAAAAAGGCGCAAAGGCTGCTAAAGGAGCCGCCCGTGCTCAGACAGCAGCAACTCAAGAGGCTGTAAAAGTGCAACAGCAACAGCTTGATGTTATTCGCAACATTCTTGCGCCATACATCCAAGCCGGAAAACCTGATCTGACTCAGCCATACATCCAAGCTGGAGGACAGGCACTTCAGGGAATGCAGGGGCTTCTTGGGCTTCGTGGCGCAGGAGAACAGCAGGCTGCCATTCAGGGCATCGAACAGGGTGCCCAGTTTCAAGAGATGGCAAGACAGGGGGAACAGGGCATTCTTCAAAATGCTGCTGCTACTGGCGGCCTTCGTGGTGGCAATGTGCAAGGAGCACTGGCACAGTTTCGTCCAGCACTACTCAATCAGCTTATTGAGTCTCAATACGGCAAGCTGGCTGGATTAACAGCTATGGGTGGAACAGCAGCTCAAAACTTACTTGGAATTGGCCAGCAAACAGCCGCTGGACTTACTTCACAAGAACAGCAAGCCGCTGCAAATGTTGGAAACTTTATGACACAAATGGGAGCTGCACAGGCTGCTGGCATTACAGGCGCTGCTAATGCTCAAGCACAAGGACTTGGTGGGGCTGTAACTTCCATTGGAAATCTAGGGCAGAATTTATTTGCCATGCAGCAGGCCAGTAGGCCCAGCATGTCTTCTGGCATTGGAACTGGCGGGTTTGCTGGGACGTATCAGCAGGCACAGAAAATGTACGGAGGCGCTCCTGTTGCTTATTTTGCACCAGAAGGCCCAGGTGGCCCGGGCGGGTGGTATAAACAATCATAATTTTTATGGCCGGACCCTACGACTACACTGTCAATATCCCTCAGCCTCCTGCTCAGAATTTCTTGCAGAGCCTGATGGGGATTCGGCAACTCCAGCAGATGGAGGACCAGAGTGCGATTCAGCAGCAGCAGGCTGCCATTGCGCAGCAGAATGCGGCATTTCAGCAGCAGATGCAGCCACTAGAGATGGACAAGGTTCGGGAGCAGATTAAAGCTGCTCAGGCCAGTGCTGCCCAGTCTACCGCATCTACACGAGGATTAAACCTCAGTGCTGACGAGGTGAAGAGACAGCAAGATTACATTAAAGAAGTAGACACCTTTACAAGTAAGCCGGTTTCAGAATGGGCAAAGGAAGATGTCGAGAGGCTTGCAAGGTTATCTTTAACTAAAGACGCAAAAATTGGAAAAGGCTTGCAAGATTTTTATGCTAGCCAAAAAGAGCCTGAGTTGAAGTTGATTGACGACTATGCAATGAAGGCAGGCATTGCAATCTCTCAAGGACGTAAAGATGTTGCTGATAAGATTACAAAACAAGGAATTACAGAAGCTGATAAACTTGGATTCAAAACAGCATCTGCATTCTTTAAGTTTGGAGATTCTCAAATTGCTGAAGATTCAGCAGAGGCATACGCAACTATCGTAGGGCATCTTGCTAGGGACGAAAAGAAACTAAAGCAGTTCATTGATGCCTCTGAGTTAAAGGGCAAACTTGCCAAGACAGAAGCAGAGACTGAAAAAGAACTTGCAGGCGCAAGGGCAGAAAAAGCCAAGCTGGCTCCCGGTGGAGAAAAGATTTCTGACAAGCAGCAGTCAGACATCAATGCTCTTACAGATGAAGCAGTGACAGCTAGGATGAATGTTGCTGGGGTTACTGATTCTGTTAATGAATTGCTAAAATTTGCTGAACAGAATCCAAAGGAGTTTAAGTCTGGAGTCGAGGCCTCTTTTCAAAACTTTTTTTCTTCAATTTCTGGAGACACTACAAGGGCACAAAACTTACGGTCAATCATTAAGCCATACGCAACCAAAGAGTGGATTGCAAAGGCCGCTGGATTGAAGGGGTCGCTATCTGAAAAAGAGGGTGCTCGTCTGGATAAAGGCGCTCCTGATGTAATGAAGGCCGGCCCACAGGAACTTCTTAGTTGGGCTAGGTTGGTTCAAAAGGTTGAACTCGCAGACGCTGACAGGAAGGAACTGAATGCAGCATGGCAGCAAAATGCTCGCTCATTGCAATCCAAGGCTCCTGTTG